AGCAGCAGACTGTGTGGTCGCACTTAAATTAGATTCAATAAAATGTGCGGAAATTTCACTCAAGCTGTTGTTAGCTGAATCTTCAGAACTCCCTGCTACAGCTCCCACTAAATTCAAGAACCTACAGGATGGCCAAAAATTATCATCCCTTGATGTAGTGCTTAAAACGCCAGCACCATAAGGGCTGTTTGTGGTCGCGTTAGCCCAACCAACTATAGTAAAATCTCCAGTTAAAACACCCGTGACCTGCGGGGCATGTGTATGGAAAAGACCAGAATTTATTGGCCCCTTATATTCGTCAGTGCTTCTAGCCCCAGAAAATCTTACACCGCTAAAAAGCTTGTCTACATTTTGCCCCCTGATATAAGATAGGTTGTCAAATTCGTTGAATCTTTTTTGGCAAGCGGGGAACTTTTTAGTGCAACCATCTTTCTGCCAGTAACTAGGATTACTTGCTGGTTCTTGACCTATATTATCTTGGACACACACATAAGCAGTCTTTAAGGGGTTTGCTGACCCATTTTCTCCCTCTAAAAATATAGAGGGACTCTTTGTATAAACTATATCAGTTTTAACATAATTTGTGGAAGGTGACCATTCAGCGGTTGGATCAGTGAAAAAGCCTCCTTGAGTGTTTGGGAGAGTATAGCTTGACGGCCAGCTAGGAACCACTTCGTCCCCGTTGGTGTCTAAAAAAGGAGAGCCATCATCTCTCTCTATTGGGAAACCATCATACCTACATCCCTCACCCCTATAATTCCAATAACAAAACTTAGCGACTACCCCACGGGAATTTACACTAAAGTTTTCTAAATCTAATGGCGAGTTTAATTCAAATTCGACCATATCTTTAGACTCTTGGACTTTTCTGCCCATGAGCCATTCTTCGCTAATTAACTCTGCTGTGGGATCAGCGACACCAAAAGGATTACCTCCATCAAAATTAGCATCGTCTAAAAATTTGACTGAAACCCTTTTTCTTATTACTTTTGCATTTACAAAATCTTTATAGTTTTGCAAAAAGTTAGTAACAATATTATTTGCATTAGCTACTCTTATCTTGGGGCGAGCTAGTTTGCCATCTGCCAACAAATCAAATCCTTCTGATTCAATGGCTAAAGGTAAATATTGCACTCCTTGCCACAACAGAGAGTTATCGTATAAAGCTCCCCCATGAAAACCCATAAACAAGGTCGGTTTATCGAGCCTGTCTGGGTAAATCTGGAATAATTCCAATACAGCGGTAGGCTGCAAGTCCAATAGACTGCTAGCTACTTTATTTTTTCCTTCTGCCGCCATATTTATCTTTACACTTTATTATGATATAATATAATGAAGAAGTGAAAATTAAACATTTAAAAGACCCCATTGAGTCGTGGCGTTATTTTTACAATTATTGCATAAAGTCGAAGCCCTACAGCTTCTCCGACAGTTTGTTTTCCCCTCGTCTGAGAAACCAGAAAATAAAAAAGATTTTTAATGAGCTTTCTGGTTGTTTAGTATATTCTGTAGAGGAGGACAATGAGGCTTTTGGTTTCTTCTTTATGTCTGTGGAAAAAAACTTTATTCACCTTAGATTCGCTTTCGGGGTCAGCGATAGTAGTAAGTTTTCCCACAAAAAATTCTCGCAATCAGCCTATGATTTAATAGATTTTCTCTGTAAAAAATATAATAAAAAATACACCAAAGGAGAAATTAGTCGCGTTTATAAGGTTGACGCTTTCAAAAAATGGATTGAAATATTCCAAAAAAGAGTTATATTCTTTGACGATAAAGAAAAAACAATAGTCTGGTGCAAATTAAATCGTATGAGTGTAAAGTTTAAAGTTGTGGGTGCTAATAAGACCACTGAACATCTAATGGGAGAGGAAGCTCATATGGGTTTTATCCGCAAAGGGCCGCGATCTATTATCCGCGAGCTGTATTTTGGTGAAAAAAAATATATTTTGGATGAAAAAAGCGTTGACTTTTTACCAGAGTGTGTTTTAGTGCATGGGTTGCTGTCAGACGATGAACAAAATGTCGGCAATATAGCACTTGAATTTAAACCACAGAAGATAAAATGAATTGCGTTAACTATAGAGTATATAACCGCAAAGGACAATACCACCACTGCTACAGCCCATCTCTAGAGGGAGCTTTGGATTGGGCAATCGACTGCGCTAAAGTAGTCCACGGATCGGTGCGAGAAGTTTATCCCGATGGAGAAGAAAAAGAGATCTTTTCAGTAAAAGAAAAAGTCAGTGCTAAAGGCAATTAAATCACTTATAAAATCTGTAGAGCTTTTTTTGACTTTAAAAAACAAAAGGTTTTATTATGATTTACATAAAGAACACAGAAGAACTGAAGATGAACTTATTGAAGAAATTGAAAAACTTAGGAGCACTGGCGATAGTAATGACGCTGCCCGTGCTGACCTGTTGCGGAAGCGCCTCCGTATCGAAAATGAGCAATTTGAACATTTATCAGCCTTCTACTCTAAGGTTGAAGAAGAATAATTCCGTTTCTACCAAAGATGGTATATACACCCCTCAGAAGGATGAAGTGTGGCACTCTGATGCTCGCTATAGGGAGCTAGAAAGGGAAGTATTCTATTTACCTAGACACCAAATACTGAGCGATAAATAATTCCATTTAGGGGTTGACAAAAATTTCCCACTCACTAATATACATAAATATGAAGACACTACTGTTTAGTCTCGTAACACTGTTGGGCGTTACTCTTGGTAACGCAGGTATTAGCGCTGTAGATCTTGCAGAAAACATTTCTGTGGATGCTAGCGTTTCTTACAGCAATCTTTCCACTAGTGGCGGCTTGGCTGTCAGGGAGGATTCTTTGGGTTACTCCGTGCTTCTTGGCACTTCGTTTGAAGGTGGGGTTGCTTCGGTTGGCGTTGATATCTACGATGCTGACGGAGGAACTGACACTGACCTTTCGATTTCTTGGGCGCGTCCAGTAACTATTCTGGGGCAATCTCTTGAAGCAGAGATTTATCTCCAACAAATCGAATCTTCTTACGGAGGTTGGGAGGAAGCTGGTCTTGGTCTGACCTATTCTAATGAATGGGCAGATGTAACTGCTACTTTCTGGCATGAACTAGGGACTGATGCTTCTTATGGAGTTGAAATCACTGTTTCCCGTGACTTTACTGTTCCTGTAGAGAATCTTACCGTTAGTCCATTCGTTGCTGTAAATATTGCTAACGATTATAATGCAGTAGAGGTGGGGGTTTCTGCTGATTATGATTTCGGTAATAATCTTTCTGTAGGTGCAAAAGTTTCTTATAACCACAATGATGTAGATGGTTCTGCCTATGCTCTCGATAACGATTGGGTTGTAGGTGCAGGGTTTAACTACAAATTCTGATTGTAACCCCCAACAAATAATAAGAAAAGCCTCCCTTTTTGGGGAGGCTTTTTTTATATTCGGTGTAAATAAATAAACATGGAACCCGAAAAGTCTATTTTAAAGGAGTTTCTTAACGGAGGATGGTTAGTCCCGCTGGTGGGTGCTGCTGCGATGTTGGCTAGACTTTTGTCGGGTGACAATGAACTATCGTGTAAACAGCAATTAAAAAGAATATTAACAGCAGCTATTGCTGCTGGTGTAGCTTGGTTTATTTTAGAACAAACTGATGTGTCTTCCCTTACAAAAGCTATTACTTATGGTATCATTGGCGTGGTTAGTCCAGAGGTGATTAGTGGCATAGTCAAACTAGGGGAAAGGTTTGCTAAAAACCCAGAAAAATTTATTAAAAAATGAGACCCAAGTTCATAGTTTATTGCCTAGCGGCAATTTGTTTAACGTTTGGCTGGAGAGGAACAACTCTTACAGAAGATATAAATAATACCCTAGCAGAAAATGCTCGCCAATCAGAATCCTCTATCATGGAGATCGGAATGTGCTTTGATTGGTATGGCGTGATTATCGTAGATTCTGTGATAAAAACTTCCCACGGTATTATATCTCCTAGTGAAATGGTTGAGGTTCTAGAAGAGGAAAGTGCAAATAAAGATGAATATCTAGAGGGATACAAGAAAGATATCACTCCTGATGAGACTGAGTATGCAGATTTTGTTTTTGAGCAAGAAAAGAAAATAAGTTCTTATGTTAGTCAGTTGATCGAGTGGGGAAATAAAGAAGACGTTAATAGCATTAAAGCTTCCATCCCTCACATGTATACAATGACCGATCCTACTATCGAGGCCATCAATAATATTATGGATACTAAGATGTATTATAATGAAAGAAAGTCTGAGGACTTATATTGCAGAATAGATGAATACAGAAATTTTATGATTTTAACGGTTGTTCTTTCGATTGTAATGTCAGTGTGTGCATCATTTAGTAGGAGGTGTAGATGAATTTTAAAGGAAAAAAAGAAGTAGTTAGAGCAGTCCAAAAGATTTTGGGTGTGTCTGCCGATGGTGCAGATGGTCCCGTTACATGGAATGCCATCTTAGCCAAACTATCCACCAAGGAAACTACTGCGCCCAAAGGAACCGTCCCTGAAAAAATGGTTTCACTAGCAAGGGAAGAAATAGGAGTCTCTGAGGTTGATGGTAGTAACTGTGGACCAAGGGTCGATGAATATAAAGCTGCCACATGGTTAGATCCTGATAAGGGTTGGCCTTGGTGTGCTGCGTTTATATGTTGGCTAGTTAGGGAGTCAATAGAGGGAGAGACTGTTGCATTTAATCGCCCACAGACTGCTGGAGCTTGGGACTTTGAAAACTGGGCTAAAAAACAAGCTACTAATGGTGTAGAGTTGAGGAAACCTACAAACGAAGACATTAAAGCTGGTGACATAGTTGTTTTTAGTTTTTCCCATATTGGTTTAGCTGTAGCTGATGTAGATTCAAGTGGTTATGTTAAAACTATTGAAGGTAATACTAACGGGGCAGGTAGTAGAGAGGGCGGCTCAGTCCTAGAAAAGAACAGACACGTTTCTAAGATTAGAAGCAGAATAAGGATTCTGTAATTTTTTGTTGACACTAGGGGTAGAATCTCTATTATTAGTGTTAATGAAAGATAAGGCGATTAAAATCCGCAAACAGGATCTCTATGAGTATATCATTGGGGAAGCTGGTTATCATCCCATCGAGGCAGCTCTTGATGAAAATTACTTATTGAATGAACGGTATGAAATCTTTGATGCCTTCATTTATGATTGCGCCTTAAAAAAGAAAATTGTTCAAGGTGTTGATTATATTAACTTTGTTAAAGAGGTTGACAAATTAAGACAACTTATACTAGGGGGCAAGCAAATCAGCAAAAGAGAAATTGTTTCCCTTTGTATAGAGTTGCATGAGATCGCTCCAAAGACTGTTTTAATTGATGATAGTCTTGTATTGGATCTTCCTGATCTTCCTACGCCAAACGCGCAAAAAATCAAAGAAGTATTTGGTTTAGATGGGGATACTCCGAAGTTTGCTGACTTTAAAAAGAGCGAAGAGGATCACGCTTTAGAAGAATACGAAAAACAAAAAAAAGA